GCGAGGTTTGCTGACGGATTAGGTGGGTACGATCTATGACCGTTATCACTTGATCCTTCAGGTACTTCCCATTTACATCATGGATATCACCTTCAAACTCCAGTATCTCTACATAACCAGACTGGTAATACTCTGTTAGTGTACCAAAACCATCGATTGATATGCCCTCAGCCTTGTCTATGTCGGTAGAATTAAAGCTACTACCACCTAGACGGCTACGAACATTCTCCACGTGGGCAATAATATCTTCGTTGTACCCTAGATCGGGACGTTCTAATAGCTCCTGCTTTAGCTCACCAATTGTCTTAATATAACGAGTGATGGTGGGAGATTCTCGATAACTAGGTGCTGTGATGTTAAAAACTGACTCGTAAGGACTCTTTCGTACAAGCCTCGGGCCAATATAACCATCTATTAGTTCTCCTGTTATTGGGTCTTTCTTTGTCTCATTTACAAATATAACCTCTGCAAAACAATTACCTACGTCGATGAAATCGTAGGCTAACTTAGAGATTTCCTCTCTAAATCCTCCCTCTAGGAGCTTATTCTTCATCCAGAACTTGATTGCCTGTTGTTTAGCTACAGTATCACTATCCTGATCAGATCCCTCCCAGTCCATCCAGTCCTCACTAGAGAACCATGCTGCCATATAATTAGCATGGAGATTATCTCTGATCTGACATAACTTGGGGATCGTAGTAGAGTTCTTCCAAGGAAGAGACTTATTACTGGTTGTAGAGGTATCTGTAGCAAAGATAAAGTTACGTATCTCTTTCTTCTGTGCAGTCCATACAGCCCTCTGCTGTACCCACCACTCATAGTTATTGGAGATATCCGCTGCCAGAGAGTTCCTGTTAATGATATCCCGTACTTCCTGAACTTTGCCGGTCAAATTGAAACTCCTCCAAATCGTGGGTGGTAGACTACGTTACTGCTTCTGTCTTTAGCACTGTTTCTACGTCTGGCTGGTGGTATAGCTAGGTCTACCGCTGATGCTAGACTGTCCTTAATATCATCATGGCTTGGTCTGGACTTAATAAGCTCCTCTTCCAGAAGGAAACAATTGCCTCCTCTGAAGTGCCATATTTGCATATTAGCATATCTAGGCTCTAGTATTGCTGTTACTCGTTCGTTCTTAGTACCCTCATTACGGGTGGGGCGGTATGAATCAACCGATAGCTGTAATCCCTTAGCTATGATATAATCCTTCTTCAGGCTTACAATAGCGTTTTGTGCCACCGTGACCTCCGCCCTGAGCTTAGTAAACCCCCACTGTACGTGGAGATCTAATATATGGGCGAAGTACTCAGAGATCTTATCTGTCTTGAACCTATCTATATCAAGTAAGTATATCTGATGTTCTGAGTCAATGCCTATAACACATATAGCTGTATAATCTGCTCTCTTTGCCAGAGAGAATGCGAAATCTATTGCCGCATAAACGTTTAATCTTGCTCCATTTCCCAGAAACCATTCTCCTGGGATAAGAATCTCTTATCGTAGTACTGAAATCTTGTTGAGGGGATGGCCTCATTATCGGGATCGTTTGGATCATTGTAGTACTGTGCTCTGTACTGCATGGTATCTAAGTATTTAGCTCTTTTCTTGGCAAGTATCTGAATATTAAACCCAAAATACTTCCCGTCATTTCTTTGCTGCCTGGGCCAGAGGAACTGCCCTGTTCCGTCGCCTCGGTCTTCTACTACCTTCTGGAAGGTCTCATAGACGGGTGAGGAGCCAATAAGCTCCCCGTTCTCGTCATAGGTATCTTCTTCCATTGATATTAAGTCGTTATATAGGTCTCTCGGGTCGTATCTAGTACCTACAACCCATTCCTCGGAGCCTGCTGTCTCAACTGATGCTAGGAGTGAGTACAAAGATCTTACCTTTTCTCTCCCCTCTTCCGTGTAGGCATTTTCCTTAACTACAACGTCGTCTAACACTGCTCTGTTGAAATGGAGCCCTGTGATCGTTGTCGTAAGTCCTGCTGCCTGTATAGATGCATCACGAACTCCCTCCTCCTTCCGTAAAGGATGGTCTACCATGATCTCACTAGCTGTCCATCGCTCTCTCTTACCTTCTTCCTTATTCACCATCTCGGGCCAATACTGGCGATAGATAGGTGAGGTAAGTATATTCTTTATAAAATACAGCTGCTTCTCTGCTAGGGTCGTAGTAGCACTAACATATAAGAAGGTCTGCCAGGGGTTCTTGGTTAATTCCCAGGCTACCCTATAGGCTACCATAGCACTCTTCTGGTGGTCACGAGGCATTAAGACTAACTGATGGTCCTTTGCTCCTTCCCTAGTCCACCAACGTATCATCTCTTCGTGGACTGATCCTAAGACTCTGAGGGGGGATAACAGCTTGATAAATACTAACAAGTCCTGTTCCGCTGCTGCTCTGAGTTCCTCTAGGTAACTAGCGCTACTTCTACTCATTTATTGTACCGTAGTAAATATTCTCTCGTAATCACTAGATATAGACTCCTCAACCCGTGTCTTCATCTTAGCATTCTTTGCTATCTCATGCTTAGGTGGTCGGCCTCTCTTACTGCCTTCCCAGCCCTTCTCTGCTAGCCACTTGGCTGCCGCTAGGCGGCTCTTGGAACTCTCGTCTGTTGCTAAGTCCCTGATAGCTAATACTCCCTCTGAGCGTAGCTTAACTTCTAAATCCTCTCTCCAGTTGGCTATCCACTCAAGTAAGACCTTGTTCTTAGAGATCTTATTCCAGCAATGGAGGGAACCAAACACCCCCATAGCGAATGAATACTCTGTTGGGTCTGCGTAATGGATATATAGCTCTCTGAGGCTCCGGTAGGTATTCTCTCCTACTGTATGGTCCTGATCCTTCAGGGTAAACATAGCCTCGTAGTTGGGGTTCTTAAACTCACAGAATAATGACTGGGTTCTAAATGCTCCCTTTATGTCTTTGAATAACTTAGGATCTACCATATTTATATTCCTGCACTGTATAGGTCTAGCTGCTCTGTAGGACTAAGCTCATAATCATATATTAGTAATTCTTGTAAATTGCCTGAGAATGCCTCCCCACCTATCGAGTTCCTGCCTGCCTCAGTAAATGATGGGTTGATTATTGAACTGGGTGTTACGGATACATTACCTACATTAACCCCGTTCTGATACATCCTAACTGTAGCTAGTCCATCATATGTCATTAGTCCGAAGTAAGTGTTACCTGCTATTAGGGGTACTGAGGCGGGATTAGACCCTCCAAAGTAAAACTCCATACTGGAATTATTAACATACATAGCAAACGTAGCTTCATCTACTATGAGAGTTCCGAAAGATTGGGGAAGAGATAATGGACTAAACCAGATAGCCATTGTCCATCCCTGAGCACCACTCGGTACGTCAAGACCTGCTCCTGGCAGTACTGTGTAGTCTACTGTACCAGTACCGGTCAGTCGTATAGAGGGCTGTGCGGGCTCACTGTTAACTAATCCAGGTTGATTTAGGGCAACAACTCCTACATAAGCAATATTAGATCCTACTGCTGCTACTACTACCGTTCCTGATAAATCACCAAGTCTTACATAGTGGAAGGGCCCTAGAGCCATAGCTGCATCAAAGAAGGTTGGTCCCTTAGTTCCTAGTAAGCCCCTGCCTACCAACATTAACTATAATCCTGAGAGAAGTTACCCAACCAAGAGACTCCACCATCGTCTGTAGATAGCACTACCTTATCAACAGCACTAGCTGCAGGACTCATTACTGGTGCCGTGCCTCCTGGCCACTTGACCGAGGTAGGCCATGTTACTGTTCTACTAGAGGCTACATCCTGTACCATACGTATTACTATCTCTGCATATATGCCGGAGGCAGGAGGATTAGCCAGTATTACATTGGATATATCCTCAGTAAGTGATACAGCAAATGAATTGCCTACTGTTAGGTCTAGTGTTAGTATTCCTGCTACTGAGGCTGGGGTACTATGGGAGATCGTATAATCGTTTATCTCTGCCCTAACTACCAGATTACCATCTATGTCTAGATCTCCAGCCATAGGGCGGCTACCGTCTACTGGTAGGTATTGTAGGTGATCATCCTGGTCTAGGTTAGTCAAAGTACTATGGTTGTTAGTGCCTGCTACCACGTCTTTAATCTGACGTATATTAACCCCATCAGTATCATCTACCCCGTCTGCGACGTTTATAAGCTTGTTAGAGCCCATATCTAGTTCAGTCTGCATGACGTTAGGGGAAGTCCCATCAAGGGATAGGGTATTCTCTACGGCATCCTCAGTGAGCTTATTGTTAGCATTCTGGGCTGAAGCTGAGTTATAACCAACTTGTATATCATTTAGGTTTAATTTAGCCATAGGGTTAATCTATGAAGTTTGCTGCATTAGATAGCCCACCATCTAGGTATACCAGACTAAGCTCTGTAGCATCGTTGGTGTCCTGATCGTTGTTATCAGATATAATAAACTTCCAGCCAGGGAGTAATATTAGGTTATTAGCAACAGGTAGGTTCATACGATTAGATGTTACTGTAGCCTGTGCTAGAGTACCTTCCTTGATATTGTAGAATATAGACGTACTAGCTCCTTGATTATCCTCAGCACTGTTATCACTCATGATATTACCCTGCTCTGATACTATACGTACTGTGTATCTACGACTAGTTCCTACTGCTGTAGAGGCTACTGTTAGTCTTCCATACAGTACTTTCCATACTCTGTTAGCAGGTACAGTATAGATCTTGTCTCTTCCAGCACTGTTATCAAATAGGTGTTTAATAGAACTCATTGTAATTCTCCGTATACCACTCCCACAGGGAGTTGCTTATACATAACCTCTTCAGGAGGTTACTGTCAGTTGTTTGTTTATTATAAGAGTATCAAGTACTTCTACAATCATCATGATTAATAAAGTAGGTCTTATCACCTATTACTACCTTATCAGGTAATTGACTCTTACTTACATCATAAACGAATTGA